TAATGCAATCGGCTCGGTTAAAGAGTTGGCGGCAATGCTGAATATCAGCGTTCAGGCCGTCTATGACTGGCCAGATGTAATTCCCGAAGCAATGGCTGCGCGTTTGGACAGAATTACAAATGGCAAATTGCGGTATGACCATGAGTTTTACATGGCATACAAAAATGAAAGAAAAAAAGCCGCTTAACTTCCTCCTTTGGTGAGACTGATTTAAGCATAGTCCAAAAAATCAACAACAAAAGAAAGGTAGTAGAACAAATGGACAATCTCAGCTTATTACAGCAATTTTTAATTTATATCGCTGCAATTTGTGCGGCACTAGCAATTGCTGTCGGCTTGATTGCAGGCGGCAAAGATGATTTTGACGACATGGCTTAAACGGGCGAGCAAGGATAGGGACGGCAGACTGACTCGCTGCGCTTGGTAAGAGTCAAGAATTCTAATTTGGTGGAATTCAACGGAATTAAAAGGCGGCTCACTCCGTCTCAGTGGTGACTCAACAATTGAGAAACGGTCTTTGCGTCATGTTTGAACGCTTAAAGATGCAGGAATACACGAAATATAAAAGTGACGAGTGACTCACGTTAAGAGTCAACAACTAAAAGCATTTTTACGAGAGTGTTTCTAGTTGTTGTGAAAAACGCGGAGCGTATGGCGGCATAAAGTGGCGTGGTGGTCAGTGCCTAAAAACATCTTACCAGTGTGCCATGTAAAGAGTACTTCAAACGGTAAGTTTTTACCTACTTTTTACGCCAAACGGATTGGCCACAACAACAAAATTCTAATTCCATCGAATTCGATGGAATTAAAACTAATTCGGTGAATTTACACCATTTTAACGAGTGATTTTTATGAATCCGATTCAACCAACTGTGGGGCGTGTTGTTTATTTTACGCCTGCAATCGTTAATGACCAATCAATTATTCCAGACTGGCAATCAGGTGTTTGTGCTGCGATTGTGACGGCTGTGCACAACGATAACTGCGTAAATTTAGCGGTATTTGATGTTAGCGGCAATCAATATGGCCGCTGTTCTGTATGTCATGTTAGCACAGTGCCTGACGGCGAAGATGTCAAAAAATATGACACTTGGGACTGGATGCCTTATCAAAAAGGCCAAGCCGCTAAGACTGAGCAGCTAGAAGCAAAACTAACATCTGTTGGAAGTGCAACAAATGTTGCTGCATCCAGCTCCAGTTATGACGATAGCGAGATTGATATTGAGCAGCAAATCCAAGCCAAAGGCTTAAACGCACCACGCCTAACACCTGCCGATATTGATTCAAAAATCTTAGGTGCTGATTACCACCGCTTTAACGGCACTACCGTCACTATCTGCTGCCTTTATTTAGAAAATGGGTTCACGGTTACAGGTGAAAGTGCCTGTGCATCGCCTGAAAACTTCGATGAAGAAATTGGCCGCAATATTGCCCGTAACAATGCCCGTGAAAAAATTTGGCAGTTAGAGGGTTATTTGCTGCGTCAACGTTTGCATGATGCCGAAATGGCAGAAGCGATTGAAGGCTAAATAACAGTCAACACAAAATTTTAATCCTGTCGAATTCGATGCTTTTAAAAGAGATTCTTATGATGAAAAGAATGGCGATTTTATCAGTGATAGCAGGGATGGGGTTGATGCCGCATCGGTTTAATCCCGTATTTGCTCATCCAGTACACGCCGAATATGCAGTGCGTACACCTAAAGCCAAACGCAACCGCAAAAACACAGGCTCAGGCGTTATTAAAGCCAAGCGTCTAGCGCGTAAAGCTAAAAACCGTAAATAACAGGCAACAAAAAGCCCCGTTACAGCGGGGCTTAATGTGAATCAAAAACAAAACAACCGAGTTAATTATTATGCAGAAAAATGATTTAGTCAACAAAAAAGCGCAATCGAGGGCAGCACTAAGAATGTTCTATGAGTTGTTGTTTATCTCAGAAGCTAAAGGCCGCCGTATTGGCACGGAAGAAATACAAGCCAAGTTATCAGAGCTTGGCCTTGTCGCATCTCTAAGAACCATTCAGCGCGATTTAAATAGCCTAAGAGATATTAACGCACCAATTAAAAGTGATGGGTGTCACCCACAAGGCTGGTCGTTTTTTAGTGCAAACTTATTAAAAGAGGTGGCCTAAGTGAACACGGAACGTCATCGACTTAAAAACCTTGCATTACGCAAAGTGCAGCAGGAAAAGCCAAAACCAACGATTCAGCCATGCGCAAAATGTGGCCAAGATTCTTTCTTATTCGATTTTATACGGCCTGTGACAACAAAAACTTGCAAAAACACTGCTTGTAAGTCTGTCGAATTGGTGGAGGTGGTATGAGTCAGTCTTACCCGTGGTTTAAATTTGCTCATGTTGAGTATTTGCTTGATCCAATGATTACAAGTTTATCTTTGGCTGCTCAAGGTGCTAATACTCGTTTAATGGCTTATGCAGCGCGTCAATTGCCGTTTGGCACATTACCCAATGATGACAAAGTATTGTTTGCTATGAGCGGCGCAAAAACTCCTAAGCAATGGCAAAAGCTGTATCAAGAGCTAATAGGTACAGTTTGGTTTTGTGATGATGATGGACGTTTGTATTGTCCTTTGATGAATGTTGAGCCTGCCCCTGTTGTTGAGCAAGAAGCACAAGAAGATAAGCCAAAAAAAGCATTAACTAATGCAGAGCGTCAAGCTGCATACAAAGCACGTCAAGCAGAGTTGGCGTTACTAAAAGAAAAAAGTAACGCCGTCGGTAACGAAACTGGTAACGAAAAAGTAACGTGCGGTAACGAAACTGGTAACGCTCAGGTAACGGACGGTAACGAAACTGGTAACGGCAATTCGTTACTTTTGGGGGGTAAGGGGGGAGATTTAGATTTAGATTTAAATAAAGATTTAGATTTAAAACAAGAGGTTAACTCACACTCTAAAACACGCGAGGCCGAAAAAAATTCGCGAGGTTTTTTTGATGACGAATTACGACCTGATTTAAATTTGTTAAACGCAAAACTCGGCGCAAATTTAGTTACTCAAAAATTTATTGATGAAAATTTATTTTCGTTCAACTCGCATTATGAAACACAACAACTCACTGATAACCAACGTTTAGCTAAGTGGATTACTTGGTGGAAAGGTGAGCAAGCCAAACAGCAAGCAAAATCTATTCAACAGCAACGAACACCAACGCCAAAAAAACAAGTCTTTGGCAACTTTAACGATTCATTCCCAATTGACCCTAATGACCGCTTGCTAACCCAAGCAGAACGCGAAGCCATCGCAAGAGAATTGGAGGAAGATGAAAATGTTGTGTTCTGAATACAAAATTAATTCATGCCAAAAACATGGCGAGTTTAAAAATAACAAATTGTTTGGTCGTTGGTTAGGTTGCCCATCATGCGCCCAAGAGATTGTTATTGAACTTGATAAAAAACGCGATGCTGAGGAATTGGAAAAGCGTAGAGCTGGGTACATCGCACAAGCCAACATACCCACCATGTTTGAAGATGCTGGCTTTAAGACCTATCAGCAAGAATCAAACGCTCAAACAATGGCGTTTGTTGCTGTTAAAGATTATCTGTCACGCCTAAAAACAGATTTAAAAACGGCGGGCAACCTAATTATGACTGGCCGCACAGGTAACGGCAAAACACATCTAGCTTGTGCTGTTATTCGCACTATGGCGCACTCGATGCACAGAGTCCGTTATGTGACAGCCGCTAAATTCGTTAATGAGTGTTTTGCTACTTGGGATGACAAGTCAAAAAGCATTGACTCAATTGTTGAGCATTACGCTTCTTACGATGTTTTGTTGGTTGATGAAGTTGGCTTGAATGATTGCACAAACGAAAAAGCACAGTCTTATTTTAACTTGCTGATTGATGCGCGTTATTTAGAAAAAAGACCAACAATCATTACATCAAATCTATTTGAAGCAGAGTTGGCAAAGTTGCTCGGAGACCGTTCCTTTAGCCGTGTTTGTGAAAATGGTTTGTTGTTGCGTTTTGACTGGGTTGATTATCGTCAGCGTTCAAGAAGGGGCGCAGCATGAACAGCCTACAAGAACGCGCAACCCCCACATTGCTATCCGATTTTATTTGGCAATTTCCACTGCAACCCGCCACTTTTGCCGCTTGTCCTGTGTGCAAAGACACAATGGGCGGCCGTGGTGGCTGGTATTGCCGTAACTGCATCAAAAACGAGCTGATTAAGCGTGGTGTGAATAAAAACCGCTTAAACGATTTAGAGCAACGTCTGGTACGGGCGCAAGTGCTACAGCAAGAAATACGCGATTTAGGGCGTGAGTTGGGGGCGGCACTTGGTCGGGTGGTCGCCATACCCGCGGGCAGGGCTATCAAAACGACTGCGAGAAATATAACTGGGCGGCGGCGAACGGCTGGACTGTGCTGAGATTTACGACTCAACAGGTTAATTCAGGTGCGGCAATAAATACGATTTTGGAGACGTTGAAATGAAAAATTTATCGTTGATTTTTTTGGTTTTGCTTGTGGTTTTGTCATTTGTTGGCTGCGCGAATCAACCCGCGTTTTGCCCTGAAGTTAGAGTTAATTTTTGTCCGACCAGATAATAAAAACGAGGTGCTGCGTGAAATTATGTATTGCACTAAACAAGAATGGGCGAAGAATTGGCGAAACACATCATAATGCAAAATTAACAGATGATGATGTTAATCATATTAGGTTGTTAAATATCGAGCATGGCATATCTTTTAGGGAGCTTGCTCGGAAATTTGAGGTATCTCATACTACAATAGAAAACATTTGCGGATATAAAAAACGGTGTCAGGTCGCCGAAAAGTTTAAAACAATTGAGGTGGGTGATGGCAAGAACGGATAACCGATTGACTTTTGCTGCCGAATACATAAAAGATTTTAACGGTGCGGCTGCGGCTGTAAGGGCTGGATATGGCAAAAAAAACGCAAGGATTATGGCAAATAGGCTGCTTAAAACAGAAATCGTTATCAAGGAGATAGCTAAATTGAAAAAAGAACGCAATGAGCGATTAAAAATTGATGCTGATTTTGTACTGTCTGAATTGGTTGAAATCCACAATATGGATGTTTTGGATATTTTGAATAATGACGGAACAGTGAAGCCTGTTGCTGAATGGTCTAAAACTTGGCGGCAATTTATTAGTGGTATTGATGTTGCTGAATTGGGCGACAGTGCGGCATTAGTTAAAAAAATTAAATGGCCAGATAAAATTAGAAATTTAGAGTTAATTGGCAAGCATGTGGATGTGCAAGCGTTTAAGGAATCAATCAAAATGGAGGTTGAGGGCGGTTTGGCTGACAGACTAGCTAGAGCGAGAGAACGTGCAAAAAAGTGAACTTGATGAGCAGATAATTGCTTTAGCTGCCGAGTGTACGCATGACCCTGTGACATGGGCATTGATGGCGTATGATTGGGGTGTTGGTGAGCTAAAAAACTATCAACAGCCCAAGGAGTGGCAATTAGATACATTAACAGATATTAAAAACCATCTTCAAAATCCTGAAACACGATACATGCCTTTATTGCTAGCAACGGCATCGGGGCATGGTATTGGTAAATCTGCTGATATAGGCATGATTATCAATTGGGCAATGTCAACTTGTGAAGATTGTAAGGTTGTTGTTACCGCTAATACTGACACCCAGTTAAGAACAAAAACAAGCCCAGAGATTGGGAAATGGACAAGGCTGTCAATCACAAGCGATTGGTTCGATGCTCAAACTATGTCTATTGTCGCAAAGGATAGAGAGCACGCTAAAAATTGGCGGTGTGATATGGTGCCATGGTCTGAACACAACACCGAAGCGTTTGCGGGCTTACACAACGAAGGCAAGCGTATTGTTTTGATATTTGATGAGGCCTCCGCAATCGCTGATAAGGTTTGGGAAGTGGCCGAGGGTGCACTAACTGACGAAAACACAGAGATTATTTGGATAGCATTTGGAAACCCAACTCGAAACAGTGGGCGGTTTAGAGAGTGTTTTAGAAAATATAAACATCGTTGGATATGTCGCCAAATTGATAGTCGTACAGTTGAGGGTACAAACAAGAAACAGATTCAAAAATGGGTAGAGGATTACGGCGTAGATTCAGACTTTGTTAAGGTTCGTGTCAGGGGGATATTTCCGAGTATGTCAGCAAAACAATTTATCGGCGAGGCCGATGTCGATGCGGCATTTGGTCGAATCATTAAAGAGCATCAATATAATTTCGCACCAAAAATATTATCAATTGACCCTGCGTGGGAAGGTGATGATGACTTTGTTATTGGGTTAAGACAGGGTTTGGTATTTAAAATACTTAAGGTTATCCCTAAAAACGATAATGATGTGCAGATGGGTAACATTATCGCGCAATTAGAAGATGAGCATCAGGCCGATGCTGTTTTCATTGATGGCGGTTATGGTACGGGTATTAAATCAGTGGGCGATACATTAGGCAGGGATTGGATGTTAGTGTGGTTTAGTGGGGAATCTTCGGACGCTGGTTGTTTAAATAAACGTGCTGAGATGTGGAAAAATATGCGAGACTGGTTAAAGGAAGGCGGGTGCATTCCAGAAGACCAAGTTTTAAGAGATGAAATTATCAGCCCAGAGACGGTTGCAAGGCTTGACGGAAAAATCCAGCTTGAGTCAAAAAAAGACATGAAAATTAGGTTGTTACCATCCCCAAACCGCGCTGATTGCCTAGCTATTTCGTTTGCGTATCCTGTGCAGAAAAAACAGCGAGGCCATGATTTTGGTGGTGGAAGAACATCAAGAAGTGATTATAACCCTTATTGAATTTTTAATGCTGCCATCCATTGCTCTAACGGCATATCACGATGGTTTTTTACTGATACATCGGCAACCCATTTGCCGACAGTCCTGATATTAACGCCGATTTTTTCGGCAAATTGTTTTTGAGTCCATCCTTTAGACTCAAGCAAAAAACGTAAGTTGGCTGGCGTGTAGCCAACTTCGGGAAAATTTGACATGAGTATAAACCTTGGTTAAACTGTTTTTACTTTGTGATAACTCACTAAGTAATGTTTATCTGTCACATAGACAGCTTAGAAAAGCTTTCATGCTGAATTTACTTATTAGTTCACTACCGCACAGGTAGCTTAGAAATATGAGTAATTAAACCTGATGCTTTTACTGTCACATAGACAGCTTAAAAAGCCCCGACTGCATATCGGGGCTTTTTTTATCTTGAAGTCCATACCCCGCTTCTAATTTCAACAGGAATAAATTCTAAGACATCTTGAGGGGCAATAATAACATATCTTATATTTGCATAAGACATAGCTAAAGTTATAGCTTTTGCCGCAGCAGCAGACGGGCCAACACCTGCATCGTGTCCAATGCTTTGAACCTTTCCGTTTTGAGCTAATGCATAACTAAAACGGTTTCTGCCCATGTCTGTAATAGTTATAACTAACATGATAATTACCCCACAAAATCAAAACTTATTTCTTCATCTTCAATAGAAGAAAATTGTAACTCTAATTTTTTAGCAAAATCTTCGCCTACTGAGTTGATAATATCGTCACTCAGTTTTGAAGCGTTGATTAAGTAATAATTAAATAAAATTTCAGCAATCTTGCTGTTTTTGTTGACTGTAAAATTAAAAGAATTTAAAGGGAGAGCAACATTGCCGTTTTTAAATGTAATTCGGCAGTAAATATCCGAAGAAATACCGTGAACACGGTCTAGTCCTGATGCTTGAAATTCGATGTTTAGGTATTTTCCGAAAATCACTGCGCGACAAGGGTTTGTGCTTGAGTCGTCAACTAAAACAGCGTTAATGCCTTTTTTGTTAAAAAAGGCTACAACATCTTGCATATTGCAAGAGTAAACAACAGCATCAACAGGAGCGTTATCATACTGACTCAATACAACTGGCTTGATAGTTTTCATAATCGTTCTCACTAAGTAATGTTTTGATTTATCAAGATTTGATTCTGCATCATCTCGTCTTGATGAGCTTAGTATATGCCCATATTGGGCTTATTTAAAGTGTCAATTTAGGCCAATTTTCATTGGCAACCTAAAAAAACTTTAAAACTGTACGATTACCCGAGATGACAATAGTTTACTTGGGTTGTTTTATGGGTGATTTGACTGCGTGTGCTAGTGATTTGGTCATGTTTGATGAGTCAGACAGGCTGTCTATGCGCGAGCAAATAGAAGAATTTGAAGAATTCTTATTACAACAACCACAGGTTGATATTTCTGAGTTTCAGGTTGAAAATATTTTCTGTGATGGTATTTATATCAAAAAGGCGGTGATTCCTGCTGGTGTAGTGCTGACTGGCGCACTGCATTTGACTGAGCATATTAACATTATCATTAGCGGTAAGATTAAAGTCCTAACAGAAGAATCAATAGAAACAATCACCGCGCCCTGTATTTTCATCTCCCCACCTATGACTAAGCGCGTCGGCCTTGCGTTAGAAGATACCGCTTGGCTCAACGTACACGCTAATCGTGACAATCTCGATTTAGATACATTATCAAAACTACTCACAGTCAGAACACACAAAGAGGCTCAAAAATGGTTGCAATCGTAACGGCTGTTTTTGCTGCGCCAATGATTCAACAATATCAAGCTAGCAAAGACCAAAAAAAAGCGCAAGAAGCTGAAATACAACAGGCTGCAAAACTTGCTGCTGAGCAAGAGCGCGAATTAAACAGGGTCAATCAAAAGAAGCCAAACATCGCGTCATTGCTAACAGCGAATACATCAACATCAAATACGATGCTGACAGGCTCAACAGGCATTGATTCTGCAAAGCTAAAACTCAGCAAAACTTCTTTATTAGGCGGTTAAATATGTTTGATGTTCAACGCGCCAAAAAAAGGCACTCAGCACTAAAAACAGAACGGTCTAGTTGGGATTCGCACTGGCAAGAAATTTCTGATGTGTTAATGCCTCGTTCTGGTCGTTTTGAGTCAACAAAGCGCAATGATGGCCAAAAAAAGCACAACAAAATCTATGATAATACTGGCACGTTGGCACTAAGAACATTATCGGCTGGCCTCATGGCTGGTATGACATCACCAGCGCGCCCATGGTTTCGTGTTTCAATAAAAGAAAAAGAATTGACCGAAGTTCATGCGGTCAAATTGTGGTTGTCAGAAGTCACCGAAATCATGCTCACTGTTTTTCAGCGTTCTAATTTTTATCGCGCATTACATGGTTGTTATGATGAGTTGGGCGCATTTGGCACGGGCGTTATCTTTGTTGAAAAAGACTACAAAGACGTGATTTGCTGCTATTTGCTGACAGTTGGTGAGTATTGCATTGCTACTGACTACAAGGGCAAGGCTAACGCACTATACCGCGAATTTGATATGACAGTGGAGCAGCTAGTAAAGCAGTTTGGTTATGATAATTGCTCAATGACTGTTAAAAGCTTGTACGACAATAAAAACTTAGATGCTTGGGTTACGGTTGTTCATGTTGTCGAACCGCGCATTGATAGAGATACAACCAAAGTTGACAGTAAAAATATGCCGTTTGTCTCGGTGTATTTTGAATTATCGTCAGATAGCCAAGTATTACGCGAGTCGGGTCTAAAATCGTTTCGTGTATTAGCTCCGCGTTGGGATGTGACAGGCAGCGATATTTACGGCGAGTCTCCTGCAATGGAGGCTTTGGGTGATATTAAGCAGTTACAGCATGAGCAATTAAGAAAAGCTCAGGCAATTGACTATCAAACTAATCCGCCCTTGCAGATTCCTGCATCTTCAAAAAATAAAGACACCAATCTCTTACCAGGTGGAATCACCTACGTTGATATGACAAGCAATACAAATGTCATTCGGTCGGCGTTTGATGTGCCTTTACGCTTAGATTATTTATTGCAAGACATCGGCGATGTTCGTCAGCGTATCAACTCCGCGTTTTATGCCGATATGTTTTTGATGATGGCTAACACTGTCAACAATCGCATGACAGCTACAGAAGTAGCAGAACGTCACGAAGAAAAGTTGTTAATGATTGGCCCTGTACTTGAGCGATTGCATAACGAGTTATTACAGCCAGCAATTGAAATCACTTTTGAAATCATGCTTGAAAGTGGGCTTGTGCCTGAGCCACCGCAAGAACTACAAGGTATTGAATTGGATGTCGAGTTTGTCTCAATGCTTGCACAAGCTCAACGTGCAATCAGTGTTAATAGCCTGGATAGATTTGTTTCGTCTATTGCTGGTTTGAGTCAGTACAAGCCTGAAATTCTAGATAAATTAAACCCTGATGCGATAGCAGACCACTTGCAAGAGTCTTTGGGTATTAGTCCTGAGTTAATCCATTCAAATGAAACAGTTCAAGCCATGCGTCAAGCGCGTATTGATGCACAACAACAACAAGCGCAACAAGAACAAATGATGCAAGCCGCTGAAACAGCTAAGGCGTTATCTCAGGCAAAAATGAATGATGAGAGCGCACTAACTAACGTGACTGGCATGTTCAACGGCTATTCAGCCCCGAACATTTTGCAGTGAGGTTTTTATGAAGCTACTCATTCAGCGTGAAGCATCAACAGAAAAAAGTACACCAGGTAAGCTCTATTTAATTCAAAACGAAAAGCCTGTTTTTTTCTGCTACACGCTGGAAGATGTGGTACGCGATGTAAAAGTGAAGGGCAAAACAGCAATACCAAGCGGCAATTACCGCGTTATCGTGAATTTATCTAACAGATTTAAAAAACGCCTGCCTTTGCTTTTGAGTGTTCCTAATTTTGAGGGTGTTAGGCTTCATGGCGGTAATACTCACGAAAATACAGATGGCTGTCCGTTGCTTGGAAAAAACAGAGATAGCCTAGACCGTATTAGTAACTGCGCTCCTGCCGTCAAGTCTGTTATTCAGTTGATTGATGCTGCAACAGCAAGAAAAGAACAAGTTTATTTGGAGATAAAGAATGCGTCTTAATGATTTGGGTGGCGCAAGCAATGAAGCTATTAGCGCACTATCTTCGCCTTTTTTGGCGTTTTTAACTGCGATTGTTCGCTCGTCTTATTACGGTAAAAAACCTTGGTCTAAGCGGTTTTTAGAGGCGTTATTAATCGGCTTGGCAACGGCTGGCATCATACCGATTGTGATGTATTTTAAGTTGTCTCTAACACTCACGGTTTTTTTTGCTGTGTTTATAGGGATTTTAGGTATTGAAGTGATTACTGATTTAATTCAAATGTACATCGAGCGTAAGACAAAAACTCAAATAAATATGAAAAGAAGATGATGGCAACCTAAACAAACTTTCAGGACTTATATTGTGTCATATACCGAAAAAGACGAACTAAAAGATTTAGAGGCTCAACAGCAAATAAGTGATTTGCTTGCTGTGATGAGTACGGCACAAGGAAGACGATTTATTTGGCGGCTGCTGAGTGAGTCGGGAGTTTATCGCACTTCTTTTAGTTGTGATATTGCGCTGATGTCATTCAATGAGGGTAAGCGCAATATAGGTCTTGAGTTATTAAGCGAATTAGTTAGCAACTGTCATTCCAGTTATTTAAAAATGGTTGAAGAAGCAAATGTCAACAGAACCAACGCCACAGCCAAGCCCAGAACCGACCCCGACTCCTGAGCCAACGCCAAGTCCGTCACCTGAGCCAAGTCCTGCACCAACGCCTGATGTAAAGGCCGATACTGGTTTAGTTATTCCTGAAAAGTATGATTTTAAATTGCCTGATGGTGTTTCTTTTGATGAAACAGGTATTACGGCTTTTAGTGAATTTGCCAAAGAAAACAAATTAAGCCAAGAATCGGCACAAGACCTTTTGGCTAAATTAGCTCCTGCCTTAGCTCAACGTCAAGAGCAAGCACTTGAGCAGGTTAAAACACAATGGGCTGATACAGCTAAGGCCGACAAAGAGTTTGGCGGCGATAAGTTAAATGAAAATTTGGCGATTGCTAAAAAGGCAATTGATAAATTTGGCTCTCCTGAGTTGTCGGCGTTTTTAAATGAAAGCGGCCTAGGTAATCATCCCGAAATTATTCGGGCTTTTTATCGTGCAGGAAAGGCAATTAGTGAAGATGTTTTTGTGGGTGGTGGTAATCGGACAGAGACCGACCCTGCAAGACTTATGTACCCAACAATGAAATAAAGAGGCTAGACGATGACTGCTTTATCTACTATCTATCCAAATCTCTTAGATGTTACTCGTCGTTTAGACCCAAATGGCGCGATTGATAGCATTGCAGAGATGCTGATGCAAACTAACCCGATTCTGGACGATGCTGTTTGGCGTGAAGGTAATTTACCTACAGGTCATCGGGCAACGATTCGTACAGGTTTACCAACTCCAACATGGCGTAAGCTCTATGGTGGTGTGCAACCTGCAAAGTCAACAACTCGTCAAGTCACTGATGCTTGCGGTATGTTAGAAGCGTATGCCGAAGTTGACAAAGCATTGGCTGATTTAAACGGCAATGCTCCTGCTTTCCGTCTCTCCGAAGACCGCGCTCACATTGAATCGATGAGCCAAGAGCTTGCTTCGACCTTGTTCTATGGTAACGAAGGCAGTGAACCCGAAGCCTTTACTGGTTTTGCCCCTCGTTTTAATGACCAATCAGCCGAAAATGGCGTAAACATTATTACTGATGCAGCCACTCCTGATGGTACAGACAACGCCTCTATGTGGTTGGTTGTGTGGGGTGATAACGTACACATGCTTTATCCAAAAGGCTCAAAAGGCGGCCTGCAAATGACCGACAAAGGTCAAGTTACTATTGAAAATGTTGATGGTAACGGTGGTCGCATGGAAGCATACCGCACTCACTATCGTTGGGATTGTGGCTTGCACGTTAAAGACTGGCGTTATGTTGTGCGTATTCAGGTTGATTTAGAAGATTTAACCAAGAATGCCGCTACTGGCCCCGATTTAATTGACTTAATGGCTCAGGCAGTGGATTTAGTGCCAAACATTAACGCGGGCCGTCCTGTGTTTTATGCTAATCGTGCTTTGCGTGGTTTCTTGCGCCGTCAAATCATGAATAAAGTCGCCAACTCTACGTTGTCGATTGAGCAATTAACTCGTCCAAATGGTGCGATGTTACGCGAAATTATGTTTGACGGTATTCCTGTTCGTCGCTGTGATGGCTTGTTAAGCACTGAGTCAGGCATTTAATGCAATTTAGAGTTGGAGTATAAAACATGATTCTTGATAAATTAACTGAATTTGCTGATGCCGTTTCTGTTGCTGCTGCTGCTGGCACTGCTTTAATCGGCAATCAGATTGATATTTCTGCAGCTTTGGGCGATATTGGTCACGGCGAGCCGATTTACTTGGTAATTACCACAGACACCGAAATCATTACGGGCGGCTCTGCTGGCACAATTAAGTTCCAATTGGTGTCCGATAATTCCGCATCTATCGCTGTGGATGGCTCTGCTACGGTGCATTATGACACAGGTACTTTTGTGACTGATGATGCTGCGGCCAATGATAGCCAATTAAATGCTGGTGGTGTGATTGCCTGTGTTGCCTTACCAATGGAAGGTAAGGTTTATGAGCGTTATTTGGGTATCTTGGCGATTGTTGCCACAACCACAGTAACGGCTGGCAAAATCAACGCTTTCTTAACCAAAGACCCGTCAAAATGGAAAGCATATCCTGACGCTATTTAAGGTGGTGGTGTATGCGTGTTATTGCAACAAAAGACGGTTTTTATAATGGTAAGCGTGTGCCAAAAGGCAAAGAGTTTGATTTTTTAGGTAAACGTTTAGGTTCTTGGATGAAGCCAGTTGATAAAAAGATTGGTAAAGAAGCCAAACCAAAACAAGAAGAAGTTTTAACTTTTTCTGAAATGACCAAAAAAAATCAAGAAGAAGAACAGTCTTTGATTGATAAAAAGACTGGCAAAGAAGCCTAAAAGCGGCCTATCTATAAAAACCATAAATGGGGACGCTATGTCCCCATTTTTGTAGGTGATATATGACAAGTGTTGTTGATATTTGCAATTTAGCATTAACACATATTGGCGATGAGGCCAATGTCACCGCCATTGCTCCACCTGATGGCAGTACACAAGCAGCATTATGTGCAACGTATTATCCTGTCGCTCGTGGTATCGCATTAGAGGCGCATAATTGGACGTTTGCCACTAAAACAGCCGAGTTGTCTTTGTTGGATTACGAAGATGATACTTGGTTTTATGCCTACAGTTTGCCGTCTTCATGCTTGAAGATTATCGGCTTATCGCCATTGCCTACAGATAGCGACTATCAAACAGATAAAGACTTCACGATTGAAGCCAAAAGCGATGGCTCTCTAATGCTTTTGACTAATACCGAGTCAGCATCCTGCAAATACATTTACAACATCACGGACGTTAATAAATTCAGCAATAAATTTGTTGAGGCATTATCGTATTTGTTAGCGTCACAACTTGCAGGGGCGTTAATCAAAGGTGATGTAGGTATAAAGGTTGGCCAAAATATGCGAGCTAATTACGAGGCTCTTATTAACCAAGCTGCTGTTTCTGACCTAAATCAAACTAAAAAAATTCATTCACATAAACCTGTTTGGATGAGCAATAGATAATGGCCAACACCAAAGTATTACAACAGTCATTTAATGGCGGCATTATTTCTGATGAGATGCTTGGTCGGTTTGATGATGTAAAACGAACAAACGGCGTGTCTGAGTTAAAAAACTTTATTGTCACACCGCAAGGGCCGATAACAAAAAGAACAGGCACAGCATTTGTGCGTGAGGTGGAGGATTCGGACGATAACTGCATAATCATTCCGTTTATTTATTCGATTGACCAATCCTTTGTAATTGAAATAAGTAATAGCTATTTTAGATTCCACACTAACGGAGCGACTTTAATGATTCCCGACTTGGGCGATATTCCGACATGGGATTCATTAACCAGTTATGAGGCGGGTGATTTTGTTATTAAAAGCGGCACCGTGTATCAAGCAAAAGAAGATAACGTAAATCAAGACCCTGCCGTTGGTAGCGGATCAGGTGGGTATGTTTGGAATATCATGCCAAGCTCTGGCATATACCAAATAAAATCGGAGTATTTCGGATTAGACTTAAACAAAATCAATTTTGTGCAATCCAATGATGTCGTTACGCTTGTACATCCTGATAGCCCTCCGTATGAACTAAAGCGCATGAGCGAGAGCTTTTGGCGGTTTGATAATGTTATAAATGACAGTCTTGATGCGCTTATTCCAGATAGTCCCGAAATAGATACCGCCCGATCTGTTGGCTCTGGTGACACAGTTTATAGATACAAAGTAACATCTGTTAATAGTGATAGTGAGGAGAGTTTGCCAAGCGGCGAAATGCTTGGTAATGCTTGGACAATTGACATTGTGACATCGGGAGCAGCAACCACTGTTTCGACTGTTCTTGATAATGATTTTAAAGTCGGTCAACGTATTAGTATTAGCGGTGTTGGCTCTGACATGAATTTTGTTGAGGGTGATTTCGAGGTTTACGCAATCAGTACATCGAAGATATTCACTATTTCACAAAACGGTGTTCCTTATAACACAACAGGTGCGGGAACATCAGGAAGCGGCGGCACTGCCCGTGCTTACGGCTATGTTAATGACCTACTCACAACAGGTAATAAGAACGTATTTACATGGACGGCTGTTAGTGGTGCAGCAAAATACAAAGTTTACAAAGAAAGCTCTGGCCAATTTGGTTTTGTGGGTGAGACAGAATTACCGTTTTTTATTGATGATAATATCGCGGCTGATATTGCAAGAACCCCACCAATTGACCGTGACATATTAAACGCGGCTAATGATTTTCCTCGTGCGGTGACTTATCACGAACAAAGACGAGTGTTTGCTGGCTCTAATAATGCGCCACAAACCGTGTGGATGACACGAACAGGCACAGAAGCAGACTTTAACTATCATATCCCTGTGCTTGATGACGACAGTATTGTTTTTAGAGTTGCAAGTCGTGAAAACAATGCTATTCAGCACCTTGTTCCGTTGGGTGATTTGCTTCTGTTAACAAATGCGGCCGAGTGGAAGCTATACGGGCAAGGCTCTGTTATTACGCCAACAACATTAAGCGTCAATCCACAATCATATATTGGCTGTAACGGCGTTCAACCTGTCACCATAAACACTACCGCTTTATTTGCTGAGGGTACGGGCGGCCATGTACGCGAAATTGCATATAACTGGCAATCAGGCGGCTATGCTACGCGAGACCTTTCTATACGCTCTCCGCATTTGTTTGAAAACAAGAGTATCGTTGATATGGCCTATTCTAAATCACCGATTCCTGTGGTGTGGTTTGTTAATGGTGATGGTGAGTTGCTTGGTTTAACGTACATGCCAGATCAAGAGGTTTTTGCTTGGCACCAACACGACACAGATGGCCTTTTTGAGAGTGTGTGCTGTGTTCCTGAAAACGGGCAATCTGTGCTTTATGCCATTGTTCAGCGCGAAATTGATGGTAATACAGTGAGGTACATCGAGCGATTTGCTGAAAGGTTTGCAGGAGTTACTGCTGATGCTTTCTTTGTTGATTGTGGCGCAACGTATGATGGCGCAGCAACCACCACGATTACAGGGCTTGATTTTATAGAAGGCAAAACGGTAGCAATTCTTGCTGATGGCGCGATTCACCCACAAAAAACAGTAACAGGCGGTGAGATTACACTTGATTACGAAGCCTCAAAAGTGCAAGTCGGACTGCCTATTGTATCAACACTAAAAACATTACCCGTTGCGATACAAGTTGAAGCCTACGGCATGGGCAGAAACAAAAACATAAACAAAGCCATTGCTAGAGTAAAAGATGCGAGTGGTTTATATTTTGGATATGACGAAGACCATCTAGTCGAATATAAGCAACGGTCAACTGAGGTTTACGGCAGTCCTCCAAATTTAATAAGCGGCGAAATTGAATTAAATGTAACAGGCAATTGGAATAAATCGGGTCAGATTTGCGTGAGACAATCAAGCCCTTTGCCGTCAACAATTATTTCATTAACCCTTGAGTTATCTATAGGTTAATTTATGAATCCAATTTTAATGCTGCAAATGTTTAACGCGGGAAATAATGCGATAGGGAGCTTTTTTGGCGCAAAACAACAGCGTCAAGACCTGAATTTTCAAGCTAACATGGCCGAAATAAACGCGGGCTTGTACGACTTAAAAGCCAAAGATGCTATGCAGCAAGGTATTGCAGCCGAGCAACAATACCGCATGAAGACGGCGCAAGAAAAAGGCAGTTCTCGTGTAAAGGCAGCCTCTCGCGGCATTGATTTATCAAGTGATGTGGTTGTTAATGAGCTAACAACTCAAGATTACATTACCGAGATTGATACAAACACCATTCAGGCGAATACAATCAAGTCGGCATTTGGTTATAAAACAGAAGCACAAAACCAACGCTCTCAAGCCAACATGATGAGAACATCTGCTAATTCTATCAATCCAGCAATGGCAACATTTAACTCACTGCTTGGTGGTGCTACCGATATTGCGTCCACCTGGCATGGTCAAAAGAAAGCAGGAGTTAAATAATGAGAGTGCCTGTTGTCGACCCATCTGTACGCGGAGGCGGTTTTGATGCGCCAATGCCAACAAACTACGCCCAAAAACAAGCAGAGCAAACTGGACAGCTTATAGATAACGCCTTAGGTACTGCCGCAAAAATTCAAAATGATATGCAAGTGCAAGCAAATCAATTGCGTGTCGATGATGCGAGTGTGCAGGCGCAAAACATCATGATGAGGCGTCAACAGGAGTTTATGCAGTACAAAGGAAAGGATGCAATTCAGCGCGGTGATAAATCATTAGACCAAGAATTTGATGAGCTGCTGACTAAGGATTTTGAGGAAATTGGCAAATCATTAGGTAATGATGCACAGCGTCAAGTTTGGCATTTACAGTCAAACGATATGCGCCGTTCGTTTGGTTCAAAAGTTAATAATTATATGCTTGGTGAGTACAAGTCGTACAACGAAAGCGTACAACAAGGGAAAATAAGCACGGGCTTGCAAATGATTGCACAAAATCCTGATGCCAAGAGCGAAGATTATCAGCGCGGGAAAATGGCCATTGTTAATGGTGTTGCTTCAATCAATCAGGGAATGGATGCTGATTTTGTCAAAACCAAAACCATCGAGGCATTAACCCCTGCTCATGTGTCGGTTATTGATGGGTATTTAACATCTGGCAATGTACAGGCTGCACGAGATTATTTTGCTATGCCTGATGTACAAAACGAACTGACGGTTACTGCAAAATCAAAATTAAGTAATGTTTTAACTGTGGCGGCTAATGAGTTTAATGGTCAAGAGCTTGGCCGTGCCGCCGTGTCTGCTTTGGGTGAAAACGCCTCAAGAAAAGCGATTGATGCCTATATTTTAGAAAAGGCGGGCAATAATCCTGGTGTGATTAAATACGCACGAACTGAGGCTAATTATCAGGCGGAATTGATTAAGGATAGTAAGCAGCAAGCCAAAAACTCACTTATGGAGCCAATCAACACCCATCTTGGCCAAGCAAAAATAAACGGCTCTTTTATTGATAAAGGTCAAGCCAATACATTGCTATCAAAATTAAGACTAAATGACACTGAAGGTTATTTGCGTGCCTCTGCACTTATTGACCAACATAATGATGAGATTCGCTCTGAGCGTAATTCAGCAGAAGATAGGGCAAGAATCGCAACAGACAGAGCCAAGAAAAACGGTGCAAAGGGCGACGATGCAAGTGTAGCGGCTTGGTACGAACTAAAGATTAACCCTTCGGCATTGCGTGTTATTGACCTTAAGAAAATGCTGAATAGTGGTGTTTTAGGCGAAAAACATTTTAATGATTTGGTAGGCGACCAAGCAGCACTAAGAAACAAAAAAATATCGGATAATAGTATCTTGGACGATAAGGCTGCTGTTGATTTAGTGCTTAAAGGCGCGAATATCAAAACATCGGGCGAAAATGCAAACTATGCACAGCTTGGTAAATTTTACGAACGGTTCAGCCAACGCGCCAAAGAAACACAGGCTGTTACCCAAGAGCAAAAAATTAGTATTGCGCGTGAGTTACTGGCTGAGACAGTTCGAGAGCGTCCGTTATGGTTCGATACCACGCAAAAAGTATTTATGGTTGATGTGCCAGTGAGTGATAGAGAGCAAATTATTAACGCGCTAAGAAAAGCCAACAAGCCAGTCACAGAGCAAAACATTGTTGAAACATATCGCCTAGCTAACGAGAATAAATAATATGCCTAATTATGATGATATTGTCGGTCAGTTACCACAAGACACCACGCCTAATCAAAACCTTTATTTGGCCAGTGATGTTAATCCTGATGAGGAGGCATCATTACGCAACTTGTCTAAACAGACAGGTATGCCAGTGGAGGCGTTGCGTTTAAAGCCTGTGGCTCAAGAAGTTAAACGCTCATTAACTGCCAATAAATACGACAATATCATCAAAACATCGCCTAAGTTGGCGCAATTTTTATCTAATCCTAATAATGCGAATATCTCTCATGATGATGTCGATAATTTAGGCTTGTTAGAGCGCACTTTTCGTCAATTAACAGGCGGCAACATCGAAAATGTTGGCATGACTTCTGGCGGTTTTGGCGAGTTATTCAACATTGGCCAGCGTAAGTTAATCAACACGCTCTCTGATTTGTTATTGCCTCCAACATCTGACGGTCAAAAAATAAATCCTGAGTCTTTATATGGGCCAATGATTGGCGAGGGATTAAAAGACACGGGCAAAATCGTTAAAGATTATGCGCGTAATACCGTTAAAGTACCTCAAAATCAGCAAACCTTCTATGACCAAGTTGTCGGCGGCATTGGTCAGGTGACTTCACAGGTTATTACTACACCTTTAACGCTTGGTACTGGATTATATGCCCAAGGTGCTGATGCTATGGCTGAGAAAATAGCCACAGATAACGCACCACAGGACACCAAAGACAATGCTGTTTTGCTTGGCTCATTAGTGACAGGTTTAACCGAAAAGTGGGCATTGGATAAATTAACGGGGCCACTAGACACAAAAGTAAAATCTCAACTTGGCCAAGTGTTAGCAAGAATTGGTATTGCAGGCGGGGCTGAGGGCGTTCAGGAGTTTTCGGAAAACCTTTTACAAGACACCATTCGTCAACAAATGGTTAATCCAAATGCCACTATTGATGTGATGCAATCGGTAGAGGAGGGGCAAGTAGGGGCGACAGTTGGCGCGGTTGTACGTTCTTTTGTTGAGGCAGGGCTACACATTAAAAAGCGCAACGATGCGGCATTAAAGGCACAGGCAGAACAAGAACAACTAAACAATATCAACCAACTATCACAAGCAAGCAGAGTGTTACAGCGTGATCAAGCCACGTTTGAGGATTACTTAAAATCTGTGACTGACGAACAAGGCGCGGTGACTGATTTATATATTGATGCTCAAACATTGGCACAATCAGGCCATGCTCAAAAAATTACAGAAGTCATGCCGTCCGTAGCTGAGCAATTGCCTAATGCTTTGGCGACTAATGGCGTTATCCGCTTAGATGTAGCTGAGTATGCCTCGCGTGTAGGCAATCAGGAGTTTGCTCAGTCATTGGTACAGGATTTAAAAACCGACCCTGATGGATTTAGTGCAAACGAGGCCGCCGATTTTGTTAAGACCAAAGCAGCCGAGGAACTACAAAAAGAATTTGAAATTGCCAACAAAAACGCGCAACAGTCGGGCGAATTTGAGCAAAGCAAAGAGAAAGTCAGACAGGCTATCTTTGACGGACTAAGCTCAACAAAACGCTTTAGAGGTGACATTAACGAGGCTTATTCTAATTTGATGGCTTCTTATTTTGCCACTCGTGCGCGTAATCTTGGCCAAACGCCTGAGCAAGTGTTTAATGATTACACGGTTAAGATTGCAAGCAAGGTGAGTGGTGGGGATGTTTTGGGGCAGTCATCGCCTGAGTTTTCAACAAAGGAACAAGCAGAGGCAAAGGCTAGAATACTTCAAAAACAGCTCGATAGACAAAAGGCAAAACTAACACCTGACAACATAAAATTTAAAGAGTTGGAAATTAAGCGTATTTCTGATGCTTCTAAATCTTTGCCAAGTGAAAGCAATTTGTCAGTAAATACCGATATTGCTTATGATGAAACCAAATTCACGCACAAAGCACCAAGCCCAAAAAACGGGCAATCTATTTTAGATTTTAATCAACGGATAGAGTCTGATGGTTTTTCTTTTGATAATTTGGCTCAGGCGTTTATTGATGATGTAAAGAATAATCCAAACAAAAAAGCCACTATTTATCGTGCTGTTGCTGTTGATGGCAATGCTGATATTAAAAACGGCGATTGGGTAGCATCAACAAAACAGTATGCTGAAAATCACGGCATGAGTGTTTTTGGTGAGGGAAAGTATAAGATTATTGAAAAAGAGGTATTGCCAAAAAACATCTTTACGGATGGTAATAGTATTCATGAGTTTGGTTATGTTGAGGATGGGGATGTTTTAAATAAGTCAAAAACTACTGAGCAAAACCAATTCACCGAGATGCTATCCCAAGCAGACAAGATGATTGCCGAGCAAGGCCAATTACTTGCACCTAATGGGAAACCATCTAAACTAAACCGTGTGCAATGGGCGCAAGTACGAACTGATAACTTTAAGACATGGTTTGGAGATTGGGAAAATGACCCTGCCAATGCGTCAAAAGTGGTTGATGATAATGGTGAGCCGTTGGTGGTTTATCATGGGACTAATGCTAGTTTTGATGAGTTTAAAAAGAATAATGTTATTCATGGATTAGAGTATGGCGATGGTTTTTATTTTACAACAGATAAAAAACAGGCAGAAAATTATGGTGAAAAAATCAAAGATATTTTTCTAAATATTAGAAATCCGTTTAATCCATTTGGAGGTAATAAAAAAAGAGCTTATTTTGATAATACAGAAGACGCTAAATTGCTATTCAGGCAAAAAATGGCAGAATTTGAAAAAGAAGGCAAAGGCTATGATAGATTTAAGCCGATAATAAACAAGGAAGACAACGGATTTTCAATAGATTATTCAACAGCCTATGATTTAGAGCCTAGCTTATTTAATGATGGGTACAATCGCGGAAATATATTCGTTGCTTTTGACCCCACACAAATAAAATCCGCCACGGGCAACAATGGCGAGTTTAATCCTGCCGACCCCAATATATTAAAACAGTCCTCCGATGTAGACCTCGGCTCATTCGACCCTTTACGCAACATTATCACCTTATTAGCCGATGCCAACTTATCAACGTTCCTGCATGAGTCAATGCACTTCTTTTTAGAAACAGATATTACGATTGCGGCTCAAATCATTAGCCAAAATGATATTTTTGATGTTTCTACCATGAGCAAGGGCGAGCAACAACACCTTAGAGATGTGTCGTTATTGCTTAAGCAAGTAGGCTTAGAGGGTGACATTCAACAACAAATTACCGCTTGGCAAACAATGGATTTTGAGGAAAAGCGTACTTATCACGAAAAAGTAGCCGAGATGGGGGAAAAATACTTCTTTGAGGGGCGCGCTCCAAGCATCGAGCTAATTCCTGTGTTTAATCGCTTCCGTAATTTTATGGTGAGCGTTTATAAGAGTATTAAGAAGTTTTTAACTGCTAATCCTGACGCTGGCAAAATCAACAATGAAGTGCGTATGGTCTTTGACCGTATGATTGCTACAGAAGAAGAAATTGCCTTAGCTGAAAAAGCACGAAGCATGATGCCATTGGTAGGCACAGCCGAAGATCTTGGCATGACCGAGCAAGAGTTTGCAGACTACCAAGAGCAAGCCAAGCAAGCCACACAAGACGCAATCACCGAGCTACAGACAAAAGGCTTGCGTGACATGAAGTGGCTTAGAAACTTGCAAAGCAAGGAGCTAAAACGCTTGCAGAAGATGGCACAGGCTCAACGTGCTGAGGTTAGACGCACAGTTCGCGCTGAGGTGTTATCTGAGTCTGTTTATCGTGCTTACAGCATGCTTACGGCACGTATGACCGATGAGGACAAGTTGCCTGTACAGCCTAAGGTTAAACCATCTAATAATGTTGTTGACCCAACAACAGATAGCTTGTTTGTGGCTATTGCCAAATTGGGTGGCATTAACTTTGATGATGCGGTGCGCGAATGGGGTGTTGACCCTAAAGAAAACATAAAAACGCCTATTTTTGGCAAGCCAGTATTGCGTAAAAAAGGCGGCAGAAGTATTGATGATATAGCACGGGCATTGGCCGAGGATAGTTATATTGAGGTCGATGACAGTGGACAATATGACACTAGCGAGCTTGAGCAGCGATTCAATGATGAGTTGTTTGGCACCATCCAATACAGTGTTTTACGCGATTATAGTCTTAAGGAGCAAAAGGCGGGTGATGGCATTGACTTAACAGGCGTTAATGCTCTGCGTTTTGATTACGATAGCTTATTGAATATGGATATTGGCAAAGAGGTGTTTGATATTCTTGTGGCGCGTAAGATGACTTCAAAAACTGGCGGCATTCATCCTGATTTTGTGGCCGAGTATTTACAGGCTGATGGCTGGGAATCGGGTTCTGAGTTGGTTAACGCTTTGGCAACAAGTAACACGCCACAAGAAGAAATAGAAAACCGCACCGACCAACGCATGACCGAGCAATATGCTGAATTATCCTCTGAGGCTGCTATTCAACGGGCGGCAGATATTGCTGTGCATAATGAGGCAAGGTCAAGGCTGATTGAGACTGAATTTAAGGCATTGGCCAAGGCATTAAATGAGCGCGTACCTGATGGCCAAGACAAAAACAGCAGGGCTAGAACACTGGCGGCTTTGCCTATGGCGGCTAAAGAATTGGCTAACCGTGTTATCTCGCGTGTGCGTGTGCGTGATGTTCGACCCTCTCAGTATGCGGCGGCCGAGACAAGAGCAATTAGAGCCTTTGAACGTGCGCGAACTATTGAGGAACGTATCACTGAAAAGAAAAACCAGTTGATTAACTTCCATTTGACCAGAGAGGCTTATGCAGCCCAAGAAGAAGTTAAGGTCGCTTTGCGCTATGTGAAAAAGTTTGATAGTAAAAATATATCTAAGCGCATTGAGCCTGATTACATGGAGCAAATCGAAGCGTTTTTGGAAAAGTACGATTTTAGACAGGTATCGAATAAGGCTGTTGATAAGCGTAAATCTTTAAAAAAATGGATTGCAGCACAAGAGGAATTGGGCTTATCACCCGATATTGACCAACGCTTAATAGATGATGCCAATAAAACACATTACAAAGACTTAACCGTGGATGAGTTTAGGGGCGTGGTTGAGGCAATCAAGCAAATTGAACACATGGGGCGGTTAAAGACTAAGCTGCTCAATGCCCAAAAACAGCGCAATTTTGAAAAGGTCAGGACTTTGCTGCTTGAGGCTTTGGCTAGTAACTCCAAAAACGCAGAAATCTTAAACCGAGAGCCAAGCAACAGCGAAGAACGTAAAAGATATGGAGCTAAAGGCTTTTTGTTGGCGCATTTAAAAGGTTCAACATTGGCCAGAGAATTTGACGGCGGCAAGGATGGTGGTATTTGGTGGGATGTGCTGATTAGACCTGCCAATGATGCGGCAGACATGGAGACGCTATTAAACCATGAGGCAAGCATGAAACTTACTGAGATATTAAAGCCAATTTTAGCTAACTCGAAATGGTTTAAAGGATTGGAGGGTAAGGGAAAGACTTACACTATGGGCGATAAACAGCGTACTTTTAACCATGCTCAACGTATTGTTATCGCGCTGAACATGGGTAACGCTGGCAATACTCAAAGGTTGCTTGATGGCGAGGGGTGGACAAGGGCGGATGTAGAGCAGATTTTGCAGGATTTTAACGCGGATGAGTTGCAAGCTATTCAGCAGGTTTGGGATCTGTTTGAGTCATATCGCCCAAAGGTCGCTGAATTGGAAAAGCGTATTTATGGCAAAGAGCCTGAATGGATTGAAGCGGTACCATTAACCGTAAAATCTAAAGACGGCCAAGAATTAACATTGAGAGGCGGTTATTTTCCGATTAAATACGACAAAGAGGCAAGCAGTCGCACCGAAGAACTGGCAAACGCTGAGACAGCAAAACAGGCCATGCAAGGCGCATTTAGCGCGGCCAATGTTAGACGCTCGTTTGCAAAATCTCGCGTAGCAGAGGTTAAAGGCCGTCCATTGTCCTATGATATGGCGGGGATGTTTTCTAGTTTGCGCGAGTTGCATCACTATTTGTCATGGGCTGAATGGGTAATTGATGCCAAGCGCGTTATTGGCGATGACAAGGTAAAAGATGCAATTAGAAGCAATTATGGCGGCAAAGTATTGAGAGAGCTTAAGGGATGGGTTGATGCTGTTGCCAAAGGCGACCAGTCCGAAAATGATGCGGTTGCTCGGTTTTTTAATAAAGTCAGGGCGAATGTTAGTATTGCAGGGCTTGGCTTTAATGTGATGACAGGTGCATTGCAGTTGACTGGCTTTTTAAATGGTGCTGTTCGCAATGGTTATAAGTATCAGGCTATAGGCTTGTCAAAATTAGCATCTAATCCATTAGCACTTGCTAAAGAGATTCGTGCAAAATCCAAATTTATGGATGCTCGTACAAATACCATGTTCCAAGAATTAAACGAGAATATGAATAAGATTCGCGGGGACATGGGCATACAAGACACAATGATTAAGCATGGGTTTACCTTAATCCGTATCATGCAGCAACAGGTTGATGTGGTGACATGGCAGGGAGCTTACGAGAAAGCCGTTGCGGAGGGACATGGCGATGACAAAGCTATTGCTATTGCTGACCAAGTGGTGAGGGATACGCAAGGCTCTGGCTTATGGCATGACTTGTCTTTTGTGCAAAGAGAGCGTAATTTGAAGTTGTTTACTGTGTTTTATAACTATATGGGAACAGTTTTAAACACGATTTACACTCAAGCCAAGACCGCGCCAAACAAGAAAAAGCTAATTGCTGATATGCTGCTTTTAACGGTTGCCGTTCCTGCTATGACTGCATTATTGCGTAATGGATTAACACCAAGCGATGATGATGAGGGCGAAGACTGGCTCTGGAAGGTGTTGCGCGAAATAACAGGCAGTGCATTAGGTTTGTTTGTTGCCTTTAGAGAGATTCAGGCTTTATCCAATCTATTTGTGGATGACCCTGTGGATTATTCAGGCACAACAGGCACAAAAGCCTTTGCTGATATTATGAAGTTTGCAGAACAAGCAAAACAAGGTGAGGCTGACGATGGATTTACTCGTGCATCTATTAATTTGGCTGGTGATTTGTTTGGCATTCCATCAGCACAAATCAATAAGACTATTAAGGGTGCTGATGCTATCGAGCAAGGCAAGACAGATGGTGCGGTCGAGGATGCTCAGGCTTTGATGTTTGGGTATAAGCAGTAAAAAAGCCCCAATTAAGGGGCTTAACCTTACTTGATATTTTTTTGCAAGTTGGGTATACAAACGCAAATCTAACAATTTCATGGAGCGATTATGTTTTCTAAAATAGACAACACTATAAGGAAATCCAGTAAGTACAAAATCATAGTGTCTATGTTTGGATTTTGGTTTTCTTTTGTTGTGTCTGTGTCAATAGTTAATGCCATTTCCGATGAATTAGAAATCTATAATCCAAAGTTGTTGTTTTTATTATTGTTTGGCTTTCCGATTTCTTTGTTTTTAATATTTTATAGCCTCAGCTTAATGAATAAAAAAACAAAAATTCTGGTTTTCTCGTTGTGTTTTTTGGTTTTTTTAATTTATTTTTTATTTCATCTGCTTTCACAAAAAAAAGAATTAGCTCCATCTGTTGTTTTAAATGATAACAGATATGACCAGTATGTTGATTTAATTGAAAAATCAAAAAACAATTCAGATAATATTTTTTTGAATAACAAAAAAGACAATAATAAACATGAAGAAATATTAGAAAATTATTATGAAGATATAACGCTAGAGAGTGATAAAGAGAAAGAATTACAGGCATTAAATGATAAAATATCAAAACCGTATTTGGATAAATGCTATGGTGATTGCGGAAATAAAGACGCATGCAAAATACAATGCGATATAAAATACAAATACGCTGATGCATCATCAATTATAGAGCAGTAACCCATCATAGCCACTAATACGTTTTTTATTCAGTGGCAACTTAAACCGCTCCTCACTGAGTACACTTCTTTTAACTAAGAGGTGTACTCATGGCAATATCATCTACTAATCGAAAAGCGGGGCCATACCTAAGCGATGGTGAACAATTATCCTATTCTTTTGACTTTAAGGTATTTATCGCGCAAGACTTGCGAATTGTCACGGCAGATACTAATGGTGCAGAAACAGATTTAGTCTTAGATACAGATTACTCCGTCACACTTAATGAAGACCAAGAAAACGATGCAGGCGGCACAATCACCTTAATAGAAGCACTTACCGAAAACTATACACTTATCATTACGTCAAACATTGAATTAACCCAAGATTTGCAATTATTGAACGGCGGTAATTTTTCGCCAAAAGTTATCAATAATGCCTTAGATAAAATTGTTATCCAGTTACAGCAAGTCAATGAAAAAGCAGATAGGGCGGTTAAATCACCGATTACTGGTGAAGATGACCCTGATGAAGTTATTGCACAACTAATACAAGCGACAACAATTGCTCAAAACGGAACAATTAAAGATTGGGCTTACTCTGAATCGTTCGCTGTTATATCTGCCACAAGAAATGCAAACAATGTAATTACATCGGCAAATATCAAATGGCCTGACGGGGTAAGCGGTGTTTTTACGACTGATACAATCAATGCAACACATAACACCATTGACGCATGGCACGCAACATATGTTGGCACAACAACTAAAACAGTCACGCAAACGGCAGTTACACGCAACGCAGACGGAGCAGTAACAGCACAACCTGAAATTACAATTAGTTGAGGTATTTATGGGTATTTTAGATACGCCGTTTAATAAAAAAATGGCTGTTTATTATGATGGTTTAGCATCGGCAAACGGTTTAAAAATCGTAGGACGTAATTTTGGATTATCAGAAGTTTTGCAAGCCGCAACTACAGATATTGGCGGAACGTCTCGTTTTGCTTATACGCCCGTAAGTGATATTAGCAAAATAGCTTGCCTTGTTTCCTCGCAATTCTTAGTAACAGCAGGTTCAGGAAAGGCAGAAGCGTCGGGACATACAACAATAAATCAGGTTTATTATGAGCTTTACGGAATAACCTCAGCAGACGGGAAAAATGGAAAATTAAATATTGTCAGTGAATCGGCAGTCGGAATGGTGCAGAGTGACGGTGTTGGAATGCAAGTTCCTGCACTCACGCCGTTTTTTGTCAGAATGTATCAAACGTTTGCGTTTCTACCAAGCGGCACTCCAACTGCCACAGCAGTCGCTGGTGGGTCGTTGGCTGCACAGGCTTGGTATTATGTAGCAACGCGAGTAATGCAAGGGTATGAGTCAAGCCCAACTGCCGAATTTACAGCAACTACAGCCGCAGCTAATTTAGCTATTGCAATAACAATCGTGGATACAAAAAGCGCAACGGCAGACTACTACAACATTTACCGATCCTCAGCTTCGGGCGGCACAAAACAATATTTAGGTCAGACATTTGGGCGTACAAAACGCTTTGTCGATGACGGCTCATTAACAGTAGATACGACAATCACGCCGCCAGCAGCTGGGAAAACCTATTTCGGTAATCGTATTACAACAAAAAGCACGGATTGCTCAACGCATATATCGTTAGCAGGGCAAGACGGACGAAACGTAGCATCAGGCGCATACACGTTTAGCGCGACAGGGCCAAGTTTTACCTATGGAGTTACTCCGATATGTATTCTTGGTGACGATAGAAGCGGTCGGTCAATTTTAGTTTTGGGTGATAGTATTTTTGCTGGGGCTGGCTTTGGTCAACAAAGCCCATATTATCGTCAAGAATATGGGTGCTGGGAGCAATCATACAGTGACGGCGAGATTAACTCACTAAATTGGAGCTTCCCTGGCGCATCACTTGTCGAAATTTTACACTCAACAACAATTGGCGGCGGTCGTTCGAGACTAAAATCCATTCCTTACGCTGATTGGGTATTTGACGAATTAGGCACAAATGACATTACGCTTGGCCGAACTTGGCAGCAGTTAGCAAACGATAAACTAGCACTTGCTGCAATCTGTAAACGGTTTGGCGTTAAATACGTCACGACAACAATCTTGCCTCGTGGCACAAGTCTTACATCAGCAGGGGTGACAATCGCAGGGCAAACTCCGCAGCCGTATGACGCACAGCGCATCAGTTTTAATACATGGGTTCGTGCAGGATGTCCAGTTAACGGTTCAGGCGTAGCGGATATTGCAGGCAGTCCAAGCCCTCTGGTGCATTCACTTGTTGATTTGGCTGCTACTGTTGAAGTCAATGCAAGTAATGTGTTGACGCTAAACGGCGGCTATTGGCTTGTCCCGATCGCACCGATCGCCAGCGGTATTGTTTTAACTGGTACACCTACAGCAACAAGCTTACCGACAGGTACAACACTTGTAACAAATGAAAATGTAGGGCGTGCAATCAAAATAACGTCAGGCGCGAGAAATGGTCAGTATGCAGTTGTTAAAAGCAACAACACATCGACTTATACACTGTACACAACAGGTGATTCAACGTTAGGTGTCACTGCTTTAACAGGCGCACCAGCCGCTGGGGACACGTTTGAAATTTACGAAACAAATGCGGCTGATTCAGTACATCCTAGCCGATACCGACATGCTCAACTCGCAGACGTTATCAGAACATGGCTTTTAGCTAATGTTTTAATTTAGGCAATAAAAAACCATCCGAAGATGACTAAATTGTCTTACATGATTATGCGTCACTAATGACGTAAAATAATACGTTAATTAGGACGCATATACCTAGTTATGCGTCTATTTCAGTGTTATTGCAAAGGCAAAGACATTTGCACACGCTGTACCAAGTAAGCACGGTCTTGACGTAAAAACTCTGTTTCGCGGTCATGTTGTTGGCTTAAAAACAAACTTGCCTCGACTTCTAAGGACTTTAAGACGTTGACGGCTTGGTCATACATGGTCACAGGTAATTTAGCGGCCACTTCGCCACTGGCTAAAGCGCGAACGTGTTTCCATGCCCAATGCTCCCAAGAACCGCTACGGTGAAAGCCACAGGCAATACTATTTACCATTAAGCGCAAGTTGTGATATTGCGTGGGCGTGATGGTTTCGATAGCGGCTTTGGCAGTAGGCAAAACATAGCTACCTGTTTTCATCACTGTATCAATTACCTCAGCCGCCCAATTCGTAAACGCATCGGCTTCGGGTTTGTTGCTACGAAAAGCAATTTTGCATAAGCCTTTAAAGTTGACAGTTTGTAGGCTTTGCTCGCTCTTAATATCAGTACCATGTTGATTAGTTTGGGGGGTTGTAAGTTTCACAACCCCCCTCCAATCTTCGGGGATAATGTTCAAGGAACGTACACCTGCCCAATAAACACCAAGCACAGCAAACACGTCTTTAGCGACAAACCAAAGTTCATTATTTTGAAATACGGTACGGACTTTGTGGGCTTCTTGAAATGTAAAAACTTCGGGGATAGCAATAGCAGCGTTCATAATGGTTTCCTGTATAACGGTATATTTTCCGCAACCCGATTGTCACAGCGGGTGGCAGACCGAACGGGGGTGACAATGCCAGATACAGGTCTGACCAGCCAAATGGCTGCCCCATTCAGTCCACCATAACAGGCAAACTGAACTTTCGGACACAAAAAAACCGCCTAAACAAGGTTTGGCGGGTGTCCGCCTGCATTATCGGGTTGTCACGCCCGACTACTCAATGTGGAGTAGTGGAGCAATCATATCCTTAACCCCATTCTTTGTCAAACCACGCATAACTCACGGTTTAAGCCCGACAAACACCCAGCCTTTAATTGCTTGAGTCGGCTGTCAGTGTGGGCGTTTGCGGCTTAACCTAAGCAGTTAGATACTAGCGTTCAGGCATCGCTATAAGCTTGCCATCAATTTTTACATAGCTTATTTCTATGCTTTGGTGTTCTTGCTCACTTGGTTCAAGATTGCAAACTAGGTTTTCCTTGTTTAAATACCCCATCTCATCATCAGGCCAGTCAACAATCTCTGTTACTGTTGACGTGTAAGTTACAACTAATCTAGCCATTTTCCTCTCCTGTATCTAACTCTCATTGCAGTGTGACAAGTACCCAGCCACTAATTGCTTAATTTTTGATGCTTTTGGCAACTACTGCATTTTTTGCAGCAGTTGGGTACTTGCACCTGAATTTTTTAGTTAGGCATCACGCTTGTAATTAGGCGTAAGCCCTAGTCTTTCACGCAATACAACAATGTCGGTATGTCTTTTACCAACCCAATCGTCATTTAAAGCATCAAGATACCGCTCTGTTAATGCTCTTGATGTTTTGTCGTGATGAAGATAGCGATTATCTTCTTCAAGCATAATTTTAAAGCGTTCTATTTTTGCTTCGAGTTCTTCAAGCCGTTTTTTTGTACCAAAAGGCCACATATAATTACCTCATTTGTTTTATCGCAAATCATGCCTAACTCGCGGTTCAAGTCAGATGCTAACCCAGCATCTAACTGTGTATTTTTCTCTGTCATTTCATCACCTCGTTAATTCAATAAAAGTGGGGTTAGCACTGCTTAACCTAGTAGTTAGACGCTACTACGCGCTTTAATCATTGCATCGGCAATACTGTAAGCATCAATAGCAATACCCATTCTCCATTCTTCGTCGTACCCGTGCTTTTCCGCATAATCACAATAGTTTTTCATAACAGTTGGCAGTGCTTTTGCTGCGAAATAATCACGAATTGTTAGCCCACCAACAGCTTCATATTCTTCAACATAAGCACCGTCGGTTCTCCCGCCTGCCATAGTCACTTTTTTGGCTTTTAGCCCTGCGTTTACTAATTCATTGCTCATTATAAAATCCTCTTAATTTTCACTACGCTTTCTAACTCTCATTCAAGCCGATAAATACCCAGTCAATCATCAAGTGTTCTCTGTCAGTGTTGGCATTTACGGCTTAATTTTTTAGTTAGGTTTTAACCCCTTTGCTCTTTAATAGTTTTTTCTTTGCGCGTTTACACGCAGAGATAATCACGTCAAGACTTAACGGGTTTCCTGTTACTATCGTCAATATTGGGTTTAATTCTGCAACTGTATTTGCGCCAGTATCCACAACTTCGCCTACATTTGCTGGGTGATTACTTATAGCAATGCCAGCCCACTCGCCATTAGTGTCATCGTAAATATCAGTTACAATCTTATTTCCACATCCAAGCTCTATTTGCATTTTAGTCTCCAAACCTAACATTGCAATCAAGCAGGAACGCACCCTAGCCGATTGCTACGTTAATATTAAATCTTGGCAACATTGCCATTGTTTACATCAAAGAGGGTGCGTCCTCTTATTGCCTGTGTTAGGCAGCCACAACAATAACCCTATCCGCAGTTAAGCACCCGTACCCGCTTTGGTGTAAATACTTCAAAGTGCCATTATCGCTTACAAGCTGAAATATAGGCTCATTTCCGCCTGCAACATCTTCAAATACAAACTGGCTTATCTGTCTTAAAATTACCATTATTTTGCATCCTCAATAGGTTCAAGATTGCCGTTTTGCGCGGTTCTATACATACCCTTTGGTAAATACTTGCGCTCAAATTGCTCATGCCATTTACCAAACTCAGTAGGCGTTTTATCGGAGTGCAATGTTGGCGCACAAGCACTACAAAGCAACATTTCGCGCCGTTCTTCAATCCCTTCCCAGTCAAAATGTTTTGCCATTGGCTTAATGCCTTGACAAGACAACGCTGTATTTTCAACGCAACCGCATTTTTCACACTGAAATAAGCTCATTAAAACTCGCCCCTATCTTTTCTTGGTGCTGTTACTTCAAAACCAAGTTGCCATATTATTGCACCAATAAATGAACCAGCTATTGCCGAGTCTTTATCCGCACCAAAAATAATATACGTTAGCAAAAATGCAAAAAATGCAGGTATTGCCATAAAAAATAATCGCGCCATAACACTATTCTCATCTATCGCTAAAGTTGCCTAACTCTACGTCAACGCGACCAGTACCCAATCAACAAAATACCGTTTGCCTGTGGCTGGCGCGTTACGCACTTAGTTAGAACCTACTTTTTAACAAACTTATTGCAAAGTGATGTTGGCATAACATTAAACTTAAAATCAGGATTTCTAGCGCAAGAATCATCACCAATCCTAAGTGGCGGTCTTTTGTTTTTTTCAAAAAACATGCAGCTTTCGCAGTTTGGAGAAAACTCGCTGTAGCAGTTTTCTTTCTTTAAGTGTTCTACAATCTCTTTCTCGTTCATCGCAATATCTCCTGCGGTTCTAGCTCTCATTCAAGCCGACCAATAAAAAACCCACTTTTTAGGGTGGGTTTGTTTGTGTTGCTTTTTGCGTGTCGTTTGCGTGTCATTCTGTAGGCACTTATAGGCACTTATAGACACACTAGAAAACAAAAAAGCCTAGATTTCTCTAGGCTTTTCAATGGTTTGATTGGTGGAGATGGCGGGAATTGAACCCGCCAACAATATAAAAATAACCTTTTATTATCAATATATTGCAGCTATGCCTCTTTTTTGCGTGTCGTTTGCGTGTCGATTTGCTCAAAATCAGCATAATTCCCCGATGGTTTATAGCCATTTTTCTTGCTTGAGTCGGGTATCCATTTTCCATAGTTGCGCGTAATCATTTCAGCGTCAACGTGTCCCATTTGTTGAGACAACCACCAGATATTCTCACCACGCGAAAGCAGGGTGCTGGCAAACGTATGACGAGTTTGGTATGGATTACGATAGCGTACACCAGCCTTTTTTAAAACGTGTTCCCACAGTGTCTTTCTAATCTGTGCGTCCGTTTCCCAAGGGGTCTTAGTGCGCGGATTGTGAAATACTCGCTTACCCTCAATAAATGTATGCTCTTTTTGAGCATTAAGCGCGGCAAGTGCCAAAGGCCAAAGCATCACTTCTCTTGTGCCAGCCGCGGTCTTAGTTCCCTTTTCTGTTTTTTCAACCACGGCACGAGACACCATAGCTTTGTTGTTCACAAAATCAATGTCCTGCCATTCAAGCGCGATTAGTTCGCTGGTGCGTAGTCCCGACCAAAAAGCAAACTGGATTAAGTTTTTACCTTGGCCATCACAATTATTAAGTATCGCTTTAATTTCGTCCGTATTAAACGGGTCAATTTCGTATGTGCTTTTAGTTGTGGTTTTAGTTAAAAGTTTATTTAGAGCGATTTTATCAAGTGGATTATTTTGTATTAGGCCGTCATTTAGTGCGTCATCTAATACAGAACGTAGGGGAGTTAATATGTTTCGTACTGTTTTAGCAGTTTTGTTTTGAGTTAATACCCATTCTTTAATGTGGGTCGGTTCAATCTCAATAACGGGAATTGAACCAAAGGCAGGGATTAAATGACCATGTACTATTTTTTGATAGCCATTAAAAGTTGACGGCGATATTTTGCCGTTGTCGGTGGCTTGTTGGTACAAAGCAAGAAAGTCGGCCAATAAGTCGCCAATGGTTTTATCAGTGACAGCATGGCCAAACAATCTCGCTTTTGATGAATCAGGAAAATAAACCGAATAGTCAAACGTGTCGCGTTCAATAGCGTTTTGAATTTCTGACTTGAGCCGTTCGGCGTATTTGATGTTTGCAGCCGTGTGAGGCAGGGCAAGGTTTTCACGGCATCGAACGCCGCGATAAGAAAATGAGATTTGGATGGATTGCGTGTGCTTATGCTCACGCAGCATTATGCCGCGTGGAGCTTTTGGCTTTTTATCGACTTTTGTGTCGCTTGGTTTCCGTTCTCCACCCATTTTTCAATCTCAATTAAATTAACCCAGATATTGCCGTCACCCGCTATTTTGCAGTGAATCCCATCTAAGAATACACCACTTGAGCGTTTTTTCATTACCGCATCGCGTGTTTCGCCTGATAACTCACAGTATTTTGCGAGTTTTACCCATTTTAATTGCTTTTCGCTCATTTATTTGCCGCCTTTTAAATGATGACACTCGTAACGCACTTTATGCCTGATGCCTTGATGATTGCATTGCCCGTTCTTTTTGACAGGGCATCTGGCCGATTTTTGGCATGGCTGGCCGATGTTGAGGGATGGGATTTTATTCATCGTTTTATCTCAACTACTTTGAATGTAATCACCCACACCCAAGGATTGCTTTCTAGTGATTCGCGTCCGTTGATGGATTCCCACAATGAAAAATAGCTATTTTTTGCGGCATTTTTGCCAAACCAAGTATTAAAACCATCACCGCCGATGTAATTCTTAAATTCAATCGATTGGTCGATGACATCACACTCAATCCCCTCAGCAATCGCGTCATGCTCGCTAATGCTCCGCAAGTATTCGGCACGAACGTCTGTTATCTCAAGCAAAATGCGTGATGCGGCACGAGGCATAAAGATTGACGGTTTCCATAAGCCTTTAAACTCTTTTGCCGTTTCATCATCAACACTGGCTTTATAGATTTTTACATCTTCACCATTATCTTTAACGCCAATACAAAAAGTCTCTCTCACCCAAAGACGGTCGCCAACTTGGCCATAGGGGCATTTGATATTAGATAACTCAAGAGTTGTGCCACGTCGATAACAGTAAACTGTGTTCCCTTGCTTGTTTTTGTAGCTTTCAAGTCTTGCATTGTCAGGTATGAAAGCCTTCACAACACGCCGTGTCTGTGTCTTCTGCCTAGACAAAATCGCTTGCACCATCGGCGCACTGAAAAGCATAGGCCGCTCTTTTGTTTTATTCATCATGTTCACCAAAAACAAAAACCGCCCTAAGGCGGTTTGATGTGACTACTAAAAAACTAAACAATCGCTTCGATGATATCGCCTTGTTTCATGCTGTTTTTTATCGTTTCGATAATTTGTTTTACAGCATCTTCACGCGCAATATGTGGACGAATTAACTCATACCACATCGTTAATTTGCCTTCTTTAATACGATAACGAAAGTTTGCCTCGATGCGATAAGCAGCATCGTCGCCACGAAAAATCCGTAAGGCAATAGCAATTTTTTGTGGAATGTTAAGCTGACCACTTACCCCAGCCGACCCCTGAATGTTTTCTTCATAAGTCATTTGGGCTTGGCCGTTATCTAGCCGCACACCAGAGCGAAAATTAACAGCATTTTTGGCTTGTAAGGTGCTTGCAATCTCAAGCATTTCACTGCCGCTAGGCTCAATAATTTCCAATAAACCATCTTCAATAAATTGAGCAAAGTCTGCTTGATTCATTGCGACTTTATGATTATCAAACCATTTTTTAGCTTCGGGCGTGAGCGGGCATGGATAAGTGACCGTATGCTTGCCGTGTTGAGGAATAATATCGTCCGTTTCTACAACATGATAATCAATGACACCATGAATTTTGGCTTTTTCAATATCCACTAAAATCGTGCTATCGGAATTAGCAAAGCGATTAAAGTATGCAATAAAAGAGGCGGCACTGGTGACAGTAACCGAGGCGGTGACATGAGGAGGACATTCACGCAATTCGGGGAATGTTTTTAATTCGCAACCATGAGGCACGATAACAAACGGAGTGCCTTGGACAAAATCTACGCTAGCAATTGAGCCGTTGATATTTGAATAAACAGCGTTATTTGAGTCGTTCATGTTAATAAACCTTTAAAGAATGATAAAAAGTGTTAGTTAGCCATTTGCTTAACAGCAACAGGCAGGTCGTGGACATTACGAATTTTTGATGCAGAGATAGTGGGTTCATCTAACTCACGCAATGGCAACTTTTGTTGATGTGGGTCATCGCGCAATAAATTGCCGTCAGGCGTACCAAAAAGAATGGTTTTTTCTTTGGCAAAAGAGGGGAGTTTTGATTTAACCTCGTCCGTTAAAAAATACTGACCGCTTGCCCCCTTAGGTTCGATAGTGACCGTGATGGATACTGTGGCTTTTTTGCCCGTATCACGAGCGCGTTGAACCGCTTCGGTTAATGCTTCATCTAAATCTTGTTCGGCTTGACCGTGTCGCAAATTAGATAAAGTCTCTGTAAACTTCGCCATAATAACTTACTCAAAAATGACAATAAAAAACCCTCACTTTGAGGGAGAGGGGTATAAAAAGCCTACTTGTTTAATGCAGGCCAAAACTAATCTAAAAAATCTTCGGCATACGCGCCGTCATCTTCAAAATCATCATCGCTCACGACTTAATCCCCCAATTTTCAACAGTGTCTAAAATTAACTGGCGTTCCCGATTGTCGGGTAATCTTTCGCCTGCCAACACTTGCGTAATTAAACTAAGACGCAATTTTGTCTTAGTCGCCAAGCCGCCTTTCGTGATAAATTTCTCGCGCATGACTTGTAAAACATACGAACGCTGCGGCCAAACTGTGAAATTATCGCCCATGACAAATTGCGTGGTTTTGTCGATTTTATTGCTTTGGCTTGTTTTGATTTTGCCGCCCTTTGCCAAAAACTCATCAACCAATCGGGAAATCTCGGCGGATTCCTCATGTTTTGGTTTATGAGTTGGAGGAGATGGTGGAATAAATTTCGCATCTAATATCGGCTCGTTAATCATTATTATTCTCCAAAAATAACGCCTATTTCGCTAGGCCGCTTATGCAGCGGCCATATTCGAAATGATTATTGATTTTCCATTTCAGCAAGACGTTTAGCTTCTTGCGCTTCAAAGGCCGCAATATCTTCGGGGCTGGGTTGATTTGCCGCGTCAATCAATGTTTGTTTTTTGGTTTTGTACAAAACATTGATTTGCTTTTGTTCAGCTTCGGTTAAACCTAAATTTGCAAAACCTTTAGCCAGTATTGCTAAATCCTCTACAGTGTCTGCAATCTCAATCGCTGACACTGCTTTTTCAAGGGCAGGGCAATCATGGACTTGTTTAACGTCTTCTTGATTGATGACTTGGCCTTGTTTCTTGGCGGCTACTTTGTCACGAACAGAGGCAGTTTTGCTGGTTAGGGGTTGTTGTGGCGTTACGTCTTTAGGCTCAAAATCTTCGGCCTCATCTGCTGTATAAACGCCTAAAATCACATCAGGACAGTACAAACGAGACCAACGCTTTGTTGCTAAGTAAGCAAGCTGTTGACGCGGGTCATTCACCCATAATGGCGAATTACGCACCGTTCCCACTTGCGCCATACTAATGCTGAGTGTGCGCGGCTCTGATTCGCCGCGCATGGTTGCCGACACAATGACACCAATATCATCACTGTTGCTCGTTTTGCCGTTGACCTTTGACCAATCACCAAACCACTCATAATTTAATCGTGTGGTGATGGGTGCGCGTGAGTTAATCACAGCATTAACCAATTGCGCCTCATAACCCAATACACCATTCACAAGATGGGTTTTTTGAGCCACAGCGAACGGGTTCATGCCCCATTGCATCGCTTGCATGACAATAGCAAAACAGTCGCCTGCATTGCCTTGTAAATGCTTGGGGATGGTGATTTTGCTAGTAGCCATCATTTCGCTAAACTTGAGCATTTTTTCCATGCTATCGCCACTTAACACCATTGCCGATGTATTGTTGACGTTGACCATTGGGCTGTTGGTGGCCTCAATTTCAAGAGCGGGATTGATAGCGGTTACTGTTGCAGTTTGAGTATTCATGTTTATTTCTCACTTAGATAATGCGTAAAACGCGTGTAGAGGATGTTTTTTTGTACTGTGCGTACAGTTCGGGATGGTCTTTTTCAAAGGCTTTTGCGTCAAAACTTGTGCGTGTTTGCGTCTTGCAGGTGGCTACCTTAACGCCTTGATATAACAACGTCTCAGCACTTTCTAAGGCCAACAACACACGCGCCTTCAATGCGTCTTCTTGCGCCTCTAACTCTTTTACTTGCGCCTTAATACTTTGGATTTGCTCCAAGTCATCAACGAGTAAATCATCAGCTTGCACACTTAATGACGGGTCAGACTTTGACCATTTTTTGACAGCTTCGGGATAATTAACAGGGTCGGGTTCGGTGCGTGATTGCACCAATTCCCAAAATGCCGCGCCTTGGATAAGCAAGTCGTTAATCAAGTCATCGTCACGCAGGATGGTGTAAATGCGAAAGTCTTGGCCACCAATTAACACGGCCAAGTCACAAATGCTCGCACCAGTCACGCCCATGTACCACTGGCATTGAATCAGGTACGAATCGGGTACTTGGTCACTGCCAACTTCGCCCCATTGTTTAGCCATGAATCCGTTTGCAGTTTTGCACTCTAAAATGCGGTCAGTAGTGAGTTTGCCGTCTTTCCAAAACACACGTCCTGCAATATCAGGATTGATAATTGCGCGGTCAATGTTAGCAATGGCAAAGTTAAAATCAGGGTGCATCATTTGCTTTGTTAGTCGCTGCACCTTGCGGCCTGTACGCAATGCGTACTCTTTAGCAACAACATCTTCAAGCACTGTACCCCAGTAAGCAGGTTGGCTTGTTTCTTCATCTGCAACAGGATTAACTTTAGATTCCCACACATGCATAGGCGTGCGGTATTGACTAAGGCCAACAATGGCGGCAATCTCGCTGCCGCCAATGCCTGACTGACGGCCTTTAAGCCAATCAATGCGTGGTTGTGATGTCATGGTCTTGACTCCTAAGCAGCCAAACGCGCATAAGCGCGTAATTTAGCCACTTCAAAAATGAGTTGTTGGTGTACGCTTTTGGCAGTGTCGCCATTGGCGTAGAAGCAAAAAGGGATGCCTTTAATGCACCCCTTTACTTGGCCTTGATAGCCGTATTTGGTTGGTGTTATTTCCATGCTTACACCCCGTTGCTTTCGTCAAATGCCTTGTTACGCGCAAGCACTGCATCAAAATTAAAAGGCTTGGTCTTATCAAGAAGATCCAAGACAACAGCCCACACCACAGCTAAAAAGCAGCACATAAAAAATATGTGTGCGAAAAAATCTTTTAATAATTCAAGAAACATGGTTAAATCCCTCTAGTTGTTGTACGACTACAAAAAACTAAGCCCTTGCTATCTTGTCCATAGCAGGGCTTTTTTGTTAAGCTGCGGCTGCGTGATGTACGCTTGCCACATAATCTAAATGCTCAGCTTCGGCTTTTGCGCTCGCTTCGGCTTGTTCGCCGTTTAACTCTGCATAGACAGAATCAGCATGAGACTTTAACGATACTAAAATATCGCCAGTGTTTTGATTGTTTGCCAATGCCCACACCAACTCATCAATCAATAACAACGCCGCGTTGTTGTCATAAACTTTTTCAACAACTTCTTGTTTAATACTCATCTTCTTTTCTCCGTTGGACTACAAAAACAACTAACCACTCCTGAGCAAAATCCCTGTTGAGCAAATGGCTAGTTGTTTTAAAAGTCTAATCATCAGTAACCAAGCTCAGACTCCCATCTTTTAGTTTGCTTTGGTTCGACATATTCACTGTGATGCAGCTAGTCGCTTTACTGTGTTGTCGCATTGCTCAACAAGGCATGAACTGTCAGTCATTGACTGTCGGCTGTCGTTTATTTTTAGGCTCGCACCGCGTTGGAGCTTGGCTCGTTTAGGCTCGGAGTAGAGTTGCTAAGTTGTTCGCTTGGCATGGGTATATTAAAGCATTCTTTAATTATCTATGCAAGCAAACTTTAAATACAAATTAAAGAATACTTGTCAAATGCTCAAAATTTAATCAGTTGAAGTTTTGCGTTAAAGCACTTTTTTAGAGAGGGGTGTAAGATAGGCAAAATAAAACCCGCATGGTGCGGGTTAAGTGAGGTGAGTTATGAGCAGTAGCCAAATCCATGAAATAGTTATGGCACTAATCAGCAAGGGCTGGAATGAGCCTGAGCATATTGTTAAATTTATCAATCAGCTTGACCAGAGTCTTTATCAGCCTCCGAAGCCTTAATAGCTCCTTCGGCTGTATATCTATTTTCACTCGTTACTATACGCCTGCATTGGTCATATAGTCGCAACCAGTAAACTCTATCTTGTTGTTGTTTTGAGCGTTCCGCAACAGTGGAAAACTCTTTATCAGCAATTAGCACCATCAAATCATAGGCAACTCTAGCCCCAGAGTTGTCTTTGATTTCAATAGCTTCTTTTACAACGATTTCATCTTTACTCATCTTAATCTCCTTTTGGACGGTAAAATAAAAGCCGCCGTCCTTTTCGGCGTTAATTATTAAAAAACCCAAACACCATCAAGAACACCACCATCATCAACGCAAGCTTAAACCGCCACACCCACCATGAGGCAGGGTAGTCGTATGTGCCGCGATTGTGATACGACTTTGTTTTAAACGTCCTTGTTTTTCTTTTCATAGCATCCCACCAGTCCATACCACACGACCAATAATATGCAGCCCTGCCAAGTCATTCGCGCTTATAGTTTCATCGGGATAAAGCGTTTTGTTTTGGTTGTCGCTTGATATACGGCAATCACCACTAAACCCGATAAACAAACGCTTCACACGCACTTCATCGCCAACCATTAACGCATATACACGGCCATTCTCTATGCGGCTGTAGTTTGAGTTGACAAGTAGTATTGCGCCCTCACTGATAGTGGGCGACATAGAATCACCTTTGGCTGTAATGATGGCCAAGTCTTTTTCTTGCAAGTTTTCAGCTTTTAACCATGTACGTTTAAAAGCAAGCTCACCCTTAATCACCACATGGTCGCCATTGTGATAACCATTGCCGCATGATGCTTTTACATCGTAGAACGGGATAAATGCAAAATCTTCGTCTGTTGCGATAATTGGCTCTTGCTCTTGAGTTATATCACCAGTGCCACTAATCAACCACTCTAGGCTTGCATTGTACTTCTTGGCTATTTTTGCCAAGTGCTGAGACTCTATGTTTTTTGTTGAGCCGTTAAACCACTGGCTAACAGCTTGATAGCTGATTCCACATATTTCAGATAATTGCCTCCGCACTTCACGGGACGCAACACCATTATTTTTTAACAGATATTCGATTCTATCGCTAACGCTTGACATAAAAGCCTCCAATTCACGCCTTTATACAAGTTTTCTTGTCAAATATGCTTGCTAAATAAAAACAAGAATGCTTTAATTAAGAGACGTTAAATTAA